GCCCCGGTGGATGGGATGTTGAGGTCGACCGACAGGCTGTCGCGCGCCGCCTGCGACGCCTCTATGGCGTCGCAGGCGAACACCAGCGCGGTCGTGTCAGAGGGTGGCGCAACGCTCATGTCGCCCACGTAGGCGGCATTGGCGAACAAAGCGACCGGGCTGACGACCTCGGGGAGAGCCATACGGATCTCCGCCGTGTAGGGCGCCATGCCCAGCCGACCGTCGCCCCAGAACGAAGCGGCCGGTGGCATCGTCAGACCTGGCCGGATCAGCCGCACGGACTGATAGGTGCCGAGGCCGGCGTCGGCGACATCCAGGATCGCGTCCCCGGCGAAGTCGGCCGACGCCATGAGCCCGATCAGACTGACGACTTCATAGGCGCCGATTTCCGGAGCCACGTCCTGGACGAACGCATTGCGCTCGTCAGCGAGCGGCCAGCCCGTACCTGCGGCAACGGCCGGCCCCAAGGCGACGCGCAGCCAATCGACGGTAGCCGCCGCCCCGCCGAGATAGTCGACGCCATCGAGCAGGGTGTCATCGCTGAAAACGCCTGCACCGGCCCAGCCAGGCAGGCGAAACTCGACGACATCGCCGGTCTTGCCAACTCGCGTATCGAGGCGCCGCCTGTGCGTGAGTGGCACTGTCTCTCCGGAGACGACCATTACAGCGTACTCCACCTCGGTCAGGTCGGTGGCATCATCGTCGTCGTAAGCGCCACGCACGGGTGCGAGCTGGAACAGGCCGTCATCATCGGCGAGGAAGGCCGATTCCGGCAGGATGTCCTCGCCGCCGCGCGTCCACATGCCAAACGGTGTCGTGGTGGCAGACTGGACGTGGTACAGCCGGATCTCCGGCAGGGTGGCAATCCATGACCGCCAGTGCGGATCATCGTCCGGTCCGGCCGAGAGGAAGAAGTCCTGCGCTGGCGCCGTGATCATGACGTCCACGGCCGACGTGTAGGACAGATAGCGGCGGATGCCGTCCTCGGTGCCCTTGAGACGATGCATCTCAAGCGCGTCAGCGGTGATCTGGCGCTTCCGCGCCATCGGCCAATCGCGGTCCCAGAGATCGACCGACCAGCCCCAGGCGAGGAAGGGAACGATGCTTTCCGGCGCCGTCTCCGGCCGTACGGTCTCGGGGCCGGGAACAGGGATGGCAGCCAGACGTGCGTCGATCGTTTCGGCGAGGACGTGCATCAGCCGTGAGGCCGAAGACGGCAACAGGCTCATGTGTCCCTCCCGGCGGCGATCGTCACATTGATCGACGCGATCCGCACAAATCCGGCCTGGGAAACGGCGGTGTCGGCCAACGGCGAGGCGATACGCACCGATTGCACGCCAGTCTGGTGAGCACGGCCATAGATGGCCGACAGCGTCAGGTCCTGATTGAGGATGGCGTTGGTGGTCTTGAGCTCCGACAGCGCCTTAATGACTGCCGTCCGGACGATGGCTCCATCTGGGCCGGGGTAGAGGGTCAGGACGACATCGATGTCGACATCGGTGACATCCGGCCCCTGGACGATGAGCGTGTCGGTCAGCGGGGCGACAGCTGTCTCTTCGAGCGCAGCCCGCACCACCGCGATCTGCGCTACCGTCGGCTGTGGAGCGTCGGCGCTGGCCAGCAGCGTGACCGTCACTTCACCGTCTGCCGACCTGATGGCCGTAGCGTCGATAAGGGCCGGCACAGCGGTCAGCGCGTGGTAAACGTAGGCGCCAGCCGGGCCGGCGAGCGACAGCGCTTCCGGCCGCAACTGGATGCGTTTGCGGTAGCGCTCGTCCGTCTCACCGTCGAGCTTCTCGACGTTGAGATAGGCGCCGAGGTGGATAAGGTTCGACCCCGTCGCGTAGGCGATGAGCATCTGCTTGATGCCGTCGTTAAAGCGCGCACGCAGCTGCACCTCACGCCAGGCGGCCACACGCAGCACCATGCTGATCGGGCTGCTGTCCAGGAGTGTGTCCATGGTCGGCAGTGTCGGGTCGGACGCCACGGCCTCCGCCCAGTCGGTCAGGAAGGAGCTCTTGAGCGCTTTGAAGATCGCGGCGAACTCTACTGTTTCGATGGCTTCGGGCGCCGGCATCTGGCTGAGATCGATCATTGCAGCGTCCTCCCGCGCGAGGCCACCGCAGCGGCGGTAAGTGCCAGGGAGGCGCCAACCGAGTGGGCGATGGTGTAGTTGCCCAGGCGTCCTTCCGGATAATAGAGACCGGCGTGACGCAGACCGAGCCCACCCGTGCGCGTCAATCGCACCAGCTGCAGTTCGGTCACGCGGTATTCCGGCTCGTTGGCTTCCGCCGCGGCGATCAGCGCGTCATAGACACCGAGCGCCGTCGTGGTGGTCACATCTTCGGCAAGCCTGGACCGCAACTCGCTGCCGAACGCCAACGCCATCAGCAGGCTGTCGAGAGGTGTCCGCCAGATCAGGTCGAGCGACTGGACGACGCATGGCCACCCGGTGATGACCGCGCCCGTCGTCATGTCCATGTCCGATCTGTAGGCAATCGCCGTCATGGTCAGCTCTTCTTGGCCTTGTCAAAGGCCGTTTGATCGGCCTTTGAACCCTCATCGGCGACCGGGGTAATGTGACCGGCGAGCAGCTCGTAGGCGGCAGCCGTCGCGGTGAGCTCAAGGGTGTCTCCCGGCAAAACCGGACGGCCGGCGACACGGGGGGGAGCGATATCGGTGACGGTGTACTTGGCCATGATGCCTCCTCAGGCTGGCGGGCCGGACAGATCACTGCCGGACATGACGTTGGTATGCGGATGGTCTTTGCCGACATTAACGTCGTCGTGAGTGAAGACGCCGCCGTCGGCCTTGACGTTGCCGTGCAGGCGGATGGTTGCGGCCGTGATTTCCAGCTCATCAGGGCCGATGGCGATCGATGATCCACCGACTTGCAGCATGGCGCCGGCGGCGGCGTTGGACGGCGCGTTGACGTCGTCTGTGTACGATCCCCAGTGGGCGATCGATCCATCGCCCACTGTCCCGGAAGGTGACCGCAAGATCATGGGTGTCCCGATGACGGGGGCTGTATGGACGCGCAATGAGCCGTTGCTTGCCTCGGCCCACCGCACCCACGGCGACAGGATGGGGTCGCCGGCGGCGGTCGTACCGAGAGCGAGGCGCAAGCGACGCCGGCCATTGTCAATCTCAGCCACCGTGCCCGGCATGTCCGATTGTGCCAGACGACGGTCGAGCTCGACGATCTTGCGTGTGAGGGTGCGGATTTCGCGGGCAGCGCGGGATGGGATCATGCCTGGTCTCCCCAAAGAGCACGCACATCGATCGGCACGTCGGCGCCGAAGTCGGCTTCAATTGTCGGTCGAGAGTCCTCGTCCAGAGAGGTGCCGGCCACGGGCGCGTCTCCATCGAACTGGCTCTGCCCCTGACCAATCAGTGTCTGTGACCAACTGACGGCGAGATAGCCCGTGCCCATCGACTGGTCGGCCACTGTGTAGAGCGGGATGAGCGCCGGCGCCGGCTGTTCGACAGGCGGGGTCACCGACGCCAGCCCCCAACGCGTCTCGTCGGGATCGGCCAAGATCGTCAACAGACGCGTCCCGACAGCAAAGCCCAGCGCGTCACGATCGACACGGATGGCCTCGATCACGGCATCTTCGACGACGATGTAGGCTGCCCAATCGACCGTGATGTCGACGCGGCCGTCGATGAGGCCGACCGACCGCACTCGCGTCCAGCCCACGGCGATGCCCGGTGCCGGCACGATGATCTTTGCGACCATCTGACTGATGTCGATCTTGCCGGGGTGCGCGATGACGCGGACGCCGGGCAGCAAGGCGGCAATGCGACGGACGATGGCGTCTTGCCAGGCGCGCAACGGATCGGCGGTGACAAGGGCTGCCAAGGGGGTGGCGATCATTGCAGCAAGCTCCGGAACCAGTCGGACACGATGTCGGAGATCTCCTCCCGATTGTCGTCGGACAGACCGACGAACGGGCGCGCCGGAATGGTCACCTGTTTGGCGGTGATCTCCTTGCCCCCGACATTGAAGTGCAGCGCCTTGGCGGTCTTCGGTTTGATCACCATGCCATCCTGATGGACATGGGCGTATTCCCAGGAGGCGCCCCACTCGACTTCGGAGCCGGACGCGGCGAACGCGACCGATCCCAACAGATGCTCACCGGTCTGAAGCAGGATCGACGTACCCGCCCGGTTGGGTTGCCAGGATGTGCCGTCCGGCGCGGTCTTCTCGTCCGTGATGCGTCGCCGCGTCTGGCTCTCGCCGATAGCCCCCACAGCCGTCATCAGGTCTGATGGGTCGATGTGGGCAAGGCGCGCCATGTCCGCGACAGTCATGTCGAGGTCGCGCAGGTCGACAACGATGGATGCGCTCACCACACACCTCC